CACCGAGACTGGTGTCGAGCCTGATAGCGCGCAGTTCCTCGAAACGCGCACCTTCCAAATCCGCGAAGTCGCGCGCTGGTTCAAGATCCCGCCGCACAAGCTGGCCGACTTGGCCGATGCGACCTTCTCCAACGTGGAGCAGATGAACACGGAGTACTACACGTCGGCGATTCGTCCGTGGTTGGTGCTCTGGGAGCAGGAGCTCACGCGCAAGCTGGTGGCAAAACTGGAACGCTCGCAGCAGTTCATCGAGCACAGCATCGAAGGCTTCCTGCGTGGCGACACGGCGGCGCGCTCCGCGTTCTACACCGCGCTGTTCAACATCGGCGCGCTGACGATCAACGAGGTGCGCGGCTACGAGAACCTGAACCCTTTAGCCGGCGGCGACGAGTCGTTTGTGCAGGTCAATAACCTGATGCCGCTCAGTCGAGTCAACGATTATGCCAGCGCGCTAATTATGTCCTTGCCGCACAACGCCGAGATGATGACAGGGCCGACCGGCGATGACGCCGAGAATTATGTGGAAGCGGCACCGCGTGACGACTCTGGAGCGACTCCGGTGATGGAAGAAATGAACGCCGCGCAAGCTGCGATGGAATCGCGCATTGTGGGATTGGCCGAACGGGCGCACCAGGCAGAAACCGCACTGGCGGTTGCACAAGCCAAGACGGTGGCCGCGCTCGGTGCGGTGGCGATTGGCCACCGGACGCTGATGGCTGATGCCGTGGCGCGGTTGCTACAAAAGGAAGGCGACCGAGCGCGCAAGGCGCACGCGACGCCGCAAAAGCTGCGGGCGTGGATGGAGACGTTCTATCCGCTGCACGCGGAGACGTGTCGCGCCACCTTGCGGCCGGTGGTGCTAGCGTGGGCGCCGTGCGCCGGCGTGGATGCCGAGCTCGAGCTTGAGCAGCTGGTGGCTACGCACATTGAGACGTCGACGCGCGAACTGCTGCTGGCGGCCGATACCGATGACGCGGACGAGTTCGCCGCCAATTTGGCGCGCGTGTTCCAGCGGTGGAACGCCGAACGGGTGGACGCGGCAGCGGATGCGCTGCTGCTGAGGGGGGCGAAACATGGAAACTGAGCGACGGGCGTGGAAAGAATGCCGCGCACAAGCTGACGGTAACCGGATCGTCGGTCATGCAATCGTGTTCGACTCGCGCTCCGAGAACCTCGGCGGCTTTGTCGAGGTGATCGCCTCTGAAGCGGTCGATCGGGCGTTAAGCGAAGGCGCCGACGTGCGGGCGCTCGTCGACCATGACTCCGGCGAAGTGATTGGCCGGACGCGCGCCGGCACGATGACGATGAAGAAGGACGATCGCGGGTTACGGGTGATGATCGAGCCTGACGAGGAGATCAGCTACGCGCGCGACATCATGCGCGCGGTCGCGCGCGGCGACGTGTCGGGGTTCTCGTTCGGCTTTCAGGTGTTGTCGGATTCATGGGACTACGAGCAGAAGACACCGCTAAGGACGATCCTCGACATGCGGCTTGCCGAGATCAGCGTTGTGGCGTTCCCGGCGTACCAAGCTACTGATGCCAGCGTCGCGATGCGCTCGCTGCGAGAGTTTCAGGCCGCACAACCGCTGCGCGACGCCAAATGGTACGAGTCAAAATTGCGCCTTGCGCGCTAACCGAAACGGAGCGATACTAGCCGCCAACATCTCCTGAGCTAGTCGACCGGTCGCGCGGCGGTGTTCGCGCGGCGGTCCTGGCTACAATCGGTTCCTACCTGCGGCGTTAGGTAGCGCACCCACAACGATTCGAACTCGACAGAGTTCGTGCGTGGGCGCGCTGTGTCATTTGCCGGTTCCCTTCGCACGACTGAAGGGAACCCAGATGAACATTCACGAGATCCTCACCAAGAAGAAGGAAGCCACCGACGCGGCTGCTGTCATCCGCGATCGCGTCTACGCCGACCAGGCGGGCGAATGGCGCGGCGACGACAACGCCAAGTTCGAGGAGCTGTGCTCGCGGTCGGAAACGCTTCAGGCTGAAGTCGACCGCTTGGTGCGGCTCGACCGGTTGCAGCAGTCGACTGACGAAGCGGGCCAGTCGGCCGGCCGTCGTAGCGAGCCGACCCAGCCAATCCGCGCGTTTGCCGGCAAGGCGACGGCCGCCGATGCCGATCTGGCCGTCCGCGGCTGGCTGCTGGGTCACACCGAAGACGGTGGCGCGCAAGCGCAGCACGTCGAGGCGGCCAAGCGTGTCGGGCTCAACATTCGGTCAGGCGCGATCGAACTGCGTATGGCGCCGCCGCTCCGCTCGCTGCACCCGCGCGACGTCGAAGCCTGGGAAAAGCGCGCACCGATGGGCGTGGGCTCTGGGGCCATCGGTCTGTACACCGCTCCTGATTCCCCAATGGGCGCGCTCGAACGCGCGCTGCTGGCGTTCGGTGGGATGCGTCAGGTCAGCACGGTCTACCGCACCGCGAGCGGCACCGATATGCCGTTCCCGACGAACAACGACACGTCGAACAAGGGCGCGATCCTCGCGGAAAACACCCAGGTGGCCGAAGTCGACGCCACGTTCGGCCAGCTCGTGCTGAACAGCTTCAAGTACTCCAGCAAGATGGTACTGGTCGCGCGCGAGCTGCTGCAGGATTCGGCCGTGAACATCCCGGAATTGATTGGGCAGATTTTGGGCGAGCGCATTGGGCGCATCCAGAACGACCACTTCACGACGGGCGACAACAGCTCGAAGCCCAACGGCGTAGTAACGGCAGCCACGTCTGCGTCCATCACGTCGGCGGCGGCCACCACCATCACCTACGACAACTTGGTGGATCTGGTGCATACGCTTGACCCGGCGTACCGTCCGAACGCGCGTTTCATGTTCAACGACGGCGCGCTGAAGATCATCAAGAAGATCAAGGTCGCGCAGTATTCCGGCGACACGGTGGGTGCTCCGCTGTGGATTCCAGGCCTGGCCGGCGCGTTGGCCGACACGATCATGGGCTACCCCTACGTGATCAACCAGTCTGTCGCGACTCCGGCGGCCAGCTCCAAGTCGGTGCTGTTCGGCGACTTCTCCAAGTATCTGATCCGCGACGTGGCAGACGTGCGGCTGATCCGCATGGAAGAGCGCTACGCCGATTACGACCAGGTCGGGTTTACCGCGTTCATGCGGTCAGACGCGGACCTGCGCGACGCCGGCACGCATCCCGTGTATTACATGACGCAGGGCGCGTAACACAGGTAATGCGGGGGGCGGCTTAATGTAGGCCGCTCTCCGCGTTCCAATTCACTCAAGGAGATACCTGTGCAGAGACTGTTCGAATATGCCAAAACGGTGCTGTGTGTGACGACGGCAGCCGGCGCGGCCGGAACCAGCACCATCACTAGCACGGCGGTCGACACGGCCGAGTTCGCGGCCGTGCGTTTTCTTGTCGCAATTGGCCCGGTTGTCGCGGGCGCAGTCACGTCGTTTAAGCTGCAGCAGTCGGACGACGACGGCGTCGCGGACGGGTACAGCGACCTGGCCGGTACGTCGCAGACGATCGCCGACGACGCTGACAACACGCACCAGTACATCGACGTCCTGCGGCCAGGTAAGCGCTACCTGAAGATCGTGTTCTCGCGCGCGACGCAGAACGCGACCATTGGCAGTGTGATTGCCGAGCTGTACGACCACCACACGCTACCGGTCACGCAGACGGCGACTGGCGAAACGTTTATCTCGCCGGCTGAAGGCACCGCGTAATGGTGCTTCGTTTTCTCCAGACGACCGCGTCTGCTGTGCCTGGGATGCCGTTTCAGCCGAGGCAGCAGATTTGCGTGCCGGCGCTGACGGTAGAGCATCGGCAGTGGATGGAAGACGGCGCCGCCGAGCTCGTGCGCGATGAGGAGCCCATTGCGGCCGTCGTCGCACCGCTTGAGCGGGCCGTCGTCCGTGCATCCAAGAGGCGCGCATGACGCGGAATTCGTACGCGTTGATCACTGGGCCGACCTCTGAGCCCATTACGCTGGCCGAGGCGCAAGCGCAAGCGCGCATCACTGGACCAGACAGCGACACGCTAATTACCAGCTTTATCGCAGTGGCGCGGCAGCGCGCAGAGCAGGTGCTCGGGTTCGGGCTGTTCACGCAGACCTGGCGGTATGACCTCGACGAGTTTGATGAGGTGATCCCTCTGCCGATGGCGCGCAAGCTGCAAAGCATCACGCACGTAAAATACTACGACGTGAACGGCACGTTGCAGACACTGGCTGCGACCGAATACGAGACGGACACGGTCAGGATGCCGGCGTGCTTGGTGCGCGCGTCGGATATTTCGTGGCCGCCGCTGCAAGCCGATCGGCGCGTCGGCAAAGTGCAGATCACGTATGTGGTGGGCTATGCGGCCGTGGCCGATATCCCTGAGATTATCAAGCAGGGCATCCGGCTCTACGTCGGATACCTCGACGCTGACCGCGACGGGATGGCCGCCAAAGCGGACGCGGCGCAGATGGCAGCCGAACGTTGCTGGCTGGACCGCATGTATTACTTGCCGACGATCGGCAACCGAGTTCTCGAAAATTAAGGGGCGATATGTCTGGAGTGATTGACCACGCGAACATCGCGCTGAAGCTGGACGTGCTGCAACTGAGCGCGCTGGACTTGGCGTCGGCTACGTTTCCCCTGAACCTCGACCTGAGCGCGCTGCTCTCGAACGGCACCGGATCTGGTCAGGCGTCGCAGGTGTTCAGCGACACGCGCTCGCTGGCCGGCAGCGCGACTGAGGATCTCGACCTGGCGGGCTCGCTGACCAATGCATTCGGGACGACCCTGACCTTCACGAAGATCAAAGCGATTATCGTGCGAGCGGCGGCGGCGAACAACGCGGCCAACGCGGTGCAAGTCGCGCGCAGCTCCAGCAACGGCGTGCCGCTGTTCCTTGCCGCATCGGACGGTGTCGCGCTAGGCGCGAGCGGCATCTTCTTGTTCTACGACCCGGTCGGCGTGACTGTCACTGCTGGCACTGGCGACAAGCTGACGTTCACGAACTCGGCCGGCACGAACACGGTGTCGTATGACATCGTGATTATCGGCACCGACTAATGATTGCCAGCGACCTGATCCACCGGGTGACGATTCAG